ATCATCTAATACATCATTTAAAATTTCTTTTTGGTATGCACTCGCATCTGGCACATATTCATTAATAATATCTCTCTTTACATTGGCTTTATGATTTTTTAACTCTTCATGCACGTCTTGGCGTGCCTGTTCATAGGATTCTTTCTCTTTTTGTATTCGACGCATGGAGCGACCACCTTCAGTATAGTAGGTCGTATTCTTTATCGCTTCCATCGCATTGTCAGACAAATCAGTTGCTTTTTGGGCAAACTGACCGAGTGGAACCTCAATCGGCGTTTCTGCTTCAATCGACTTGGCCACACGTTCATTACTCACAATGCCTGCGTTCACCAGTTCGCGGATAGCCTGTTGCCCTTCAGGTGTTTCCACCATTTCGTGAACATTAATATAGGCAGTTGGCACTTGCACCTTTTGTGCATATGTTTGTACTAACTGCCCGTAAATTTCTGGATTTTCTTGTGCGATTTTATTCGTTCTGGCATCATTTCTAATATTGGTCATCAACGTGTGTGCATTTCGATTCTGCTCTTCTTGAAGTAATGCGGTTTGCTCTTCAGGCGTTAAGCGTTGCCACTTCCGCAAATCATGTCTAGCACGAAGACCACCAGCAATACTACCTAATCCAGCAATCCCTATAACGGAAGGTGCCGCTTGCACCATGGCTCCCAATGCTCCACTTGCAATGTCTCCTACCGAGTAGCTACCTTCGGGATCATTTGCCTTACGGAAAAGATTATGTTGTACCTTTTCATTCACATCTTGCAGTCCCTCTTCTACAAGTTCAGGAATGCCAGCCTTTACACCTCGTTTCACTGCTTGGCCAACAATAGCCCCCATTCCTTTATTGATGGCAGACACGGTAGTATCCACACCTGTAGTAAGTGCTTGTACCACCATACGGCTAGCAGGAGTAGCTTTCACAACGGCCTTAGCGCCTACGCGCATTGCAAAAAATTCAATGCCCGTATCAATCGCTGCAAATTTTTGCGCCATGCTATACGCTTCATCATGTGAATACACATTACGGCCATTCGCATCTTTCTTTTGGATAAGATCTATATATTTTTTACCAAAAGACGTTTGATACATTTGTTCCGCCATACCCACTTGAGCGCCATAGGTTAACCCAGTGATACCACCTGCTACGGCGCCAGGCGCAGCACCAACACCACCAAGGGCAGAACCACTAACGGCACCAAGGGTAGCACCAACCCCCATACCTTGTACTGCACGATTAGAACCTTTAAACGCTTGCACCCCCATCATATATAGTTGTGCTACGCTATCGCCGACAATTTTCGACCCTAAATCTGCCACATCGGTTGTCCGATACTGTTGCAAATTATTCTGTAATCTGTCTATCTCTTGTAAAATCGTTTGCCGATCTGCCTCATCTGTTGTTTCTGCCAATTTATAGCCAGCGTATCCAAGTAGTAATTGGTCATTCATGGCCCATAACGATTGCTGAATGCTATCAAATACGCCCTTAGTCTTATTGACATTTTGTACATCATCAAATGTTTTTTCAGCACTGGCCAGCGAGTCATAGCGAAGATGTAATAATTCTGGATATTCTCGAGTAACCTCTTCATAGGTTTTACCTCGATCCATTTGGTTCGATATATCGATTGCCCTCGCGAATCCATCTTCACTTGCCGTTAAAATAACATCAGGACTAATATGTAATTTACTGCCAATCTCAATCGCTTTATCACGCTTAACGGCATCATAATTCGGTTTAGCATATATACTAGCATATAAATATCCTGCTAAGTTATTGTCATTAGCACGGCTCATGGTATACATATCAGTATAGCGTGAGAATTTCTGTAGTGAATCATGAATACCTAGCTCTCCCGTAACTGTAGTAAGTTTATCCATGATATTCGCATTAGGATCTGCTAACGTCGTATTGATACGCTCTACACTGTCACCAATACTGCTGACCGTATCTTTAACCGTATCCCATATTCCTTTTGGAGCAGGTCCGCCTTCTATCGTGCCCGCTACCGAATAATCTTTTTGATAAATGCCATTATTGGCAACTGTTTTCATTTCATCTGGCATAATAGTTATTCTCCATTTAATCGTTTTGCCCATTCCCAATATGGCAATGTTTCTGTATCACCATTATTAAATGTGGCTTGCATGTATCCTTCGTTGCCAGCCCACGCTAAGTTTTTAATACCAAGGCCCGTAAGTTGTGCCGCCGTATACGTAAGAGCACCGTCTCCACCTGGTTGATAGGTCGTCTGACTTACAACAGCATCCGCTGCCATTTGGCGAATCGTTTCGTAGCCAGGATCATAGCCGTTCTCGTCTTGCCATTTGGCTCGTTGTTTGGCAATGTTTCCATAGACACCTGCCTCGTACACATCGCCCGCTGGGCCTTCTGGTTTATTCGCACTCACAATGCCATCAATATAGCCACCGTATTCAGATTTAAGCGCTTTTACATTATCTCTATTTCCCGTAATAGAAATAATGCCATCAAGCTGTGCTTGTGTCATGCTTTGCCCTGGATGGACTCTGTCAAATTCATTCATCGTATCCTGCAACGAATGAGTGGCCGCATACTGCTGGACATAAATATAATCTTGCGTACTAATTAATGATGCTTTGGCTGCTTCTCGTCTAACCGCATTTCGTTCCGCACTCACTTTACCAATCAGTTCGGCTCGTAAATCAGAATTATCCCCCGTAGCTCCGTTTAGAAAATCTAACTTTTCTTGCGAAGTAGCACCGTTCGCATCCATCTGATCCAGTTGCAATAGTATGGCTTTCTTTTGATTTTGGATATTTTGATTATACACACGCATATCCGATGCTGCCTTTGACCCTACTGCGTCAGCAAATGCCTTAGCTTGTGCATCAATTTCCCCGTCGGTCATTACTTTTCCCGAACTTCCTACTTTCCCCATACCAACAATAGGGTACGTATCAAGAGGGATTTCAGAAACGCCACTCGTACCAGCTTGTGCCACCATGCCATTACCCATATAAATGCCTACATGCGATATCCCTTTATAGGCAGCGCTTCCATTATCACCGCCCTGGGATATATCATCTGTATCTGGATACGAATGTCCAGGTACATTCCAATATACCGTATCACCTGGTTGTAACTGGCTCGTATCATTAAATATCATACCCGCTTGTTCTAACTGATAATATTGGCCATCTGCGGTTCTACCAAGAAATCGATAGCCCCCTATGTTGTTCATCGTGTCTTGTACCCATTTACCACAGTCGGTCGCATTTACGCCATCACTACCCTCAAGATACGGCTTCCCTTTTGTGCGTTCAAATTCTGCGCTTAATTTATTAACATCAATATGCCCACTCTTAGCTTGCTTTGCTTTTAGTTCCGCAAACTTTTCGTTATATGCCGTTTCCGCCGCATTAGCTGGTGGCTTTCCATTCCCCCAATGAGCCGCTGCGTATTGGGCGGCCCCATTGGTAGCATTAAACGCAGCTTCTTGTTTACGTGATTTAGCCTCCAACTTTTGGACAAGCTCTTCACTAACGCCAATATCACGGAGCACACCAGTAATTTTACTTACGTTAGAATAGTCTTGCTGCCTATCTAGTTGATCTAACACAATCGCACCCACTTCATCAACTTTGTGATTATATAGATCCTTTGTGTATTCTTTACCACGTAACTTATAGGTATTCTCTATATTGGATTTAAGATTCTTGGCCATCGCTAATAGGCCAGTGCCATTATTGTATTGTAAAGTGGCCAAGTCTTTCATAGTGTCAAAATTAGTATCAAACGTTAGATCCGTATATTTTTCTTTTTCCGCTGCTTCATGATTCTGCATCATTTGGCCATTGCGAATCGTAGCATCATCCGCCATACGATTAAATTTTTCATACACCAGTTTATTGTCAGGTAATTGACTTATAACCTGTTGTCGAATCATAGCCTCTGCATTGACAAATTGTTGCGTGACCCCCGCTGCACCGCCCAACTCTGTATGAGCAAGACCATCTTTTTCATTGTACAGCATATTAATCACTTGCTTATTATAATCTGTTTCCGCATTCATATACGCCACATTCATCCGTTCGGTGTGTTCGTCATCCGCCACTTTTGCCGCCTTTAGCAATGCATTTTGTAAGGCAGTAGTGCCTCCGATATCCGCTCCGTAGCTTGCGCTATTTCCTGTATTCGCTACTTGTGCATTAATCGTATTTAATTTTTCATTTGAGTTATAACTTTTTAATTTCACTTAGTATCCCTCTTAACAGTTTGATAGCTATTAGAATTAGCATTACTACCAGAAGTATATCCATTTTGTCGTGCCGTATTCTTAGGAGCACCTGCATATTGTTGCTTTAACGAATACATAGAGGCGGCTCCACTAATCAATGTTGCTAATGCTTGCATATTGCCTTGTCGTTTCGCGTTCGCTGCCGCACTACGTGACGCATTGGCTTGATTTAGATAGTTAGTTTCATTCACCTTTTCATTCCAAATCGCATTGTTTTTATTCGTGTCCCATTTGTTCACATCTTGATTATATGCATCGTAAGCCGCCCCCAACGATTGTAATGGCGTGCCTGTCATCATCAAGGAAGATGACCCAGCCTCGGCTGCGTTCTGTCCAGCTACTAACCGCATTTTATCGTCCATTTGTTCTTTTTCTTGCAAGTACTGTGCATTGATTTGCCGTTGCTTAGCAGCACTAATGCGGGCGTTTTGTTCCGCTACCGCCGCCTGTTGATTATACATTGCCGCTTGTGCACTTGCTTGTTGTCGTGCCGACTGCATCCCCATAAGGGTAGATATACCAGTCAATACCATCGCTGCTGGAGCACACATAAGCATTCCCCCTTTCAATCAATAATAAACAATTGATACTCTTGACAGTCAGTATCATATAACGTGGCACCAACAGACAGTAACCACGATCGGATTAAATGATTCTCTCTATGTACGTAATTAAACAATCGCCCGTACTCTGCTTTCCACGTTTCCAACATCTGTTTAGAACGGCGGACAAACTCCCTTTTTATCGGTAACGATGTTTCCATGGCAGTGGATCCCATAAACCATATACAATACATATCCTCATACATAGGCTTTTCTGAAATCCCGAGAACTCCTATCATCGCCCCATCATCGCCATAGGCACAGTAATTTTTGTATCCTTTGTGTTGGATTGCCTCTTTTAATGTATCTATGCCATCCCATTTGCCCTTCTCTCTTAATTCCAATAGATCCATAGCTCGCAAATGATGAGATAACCACTCTATATCCTTATTATGATAGCTAGGGTTATAGGCCACGATTGATGTTTTCATGCTTACCACCACCATAACTTAGATTTCTAATAATCGCTTTTAGATTAAATGGATACGGATCGCTATGCCTAATGCAAAGATAACACTGTTCATTAAACCCATCACTCCCTTGCGGGAACGTAATTGCATAATCACCCGTATATAACCCGTCCTCGTCTATCAATTCAATGTCATCCATCATGTCAAAGTTGTGGCCACACTGCCCACCTTTAGAATTAACTAGTCGAAGGATAGCTCCATTCAATCGCATGAATCGTCCTTGAATGGTCCCATCATGTAACTGCATTTCAAAAGCAGGTTGCTTAATCTTAAATTCATAATCTAGTCCTACCAAAATGTCTTTACCTGCTGTCATTAATCGGACAATGCCGTCAGCTGGTACTGTCTGTTTGGGATGCACAACACCATCAACAACAATCGTCACTCTCTTACCGATTAAATGATGTACATCGATGCTCGATACATTATCTTTGTGTACTTTATGTACAAACGAATCAAGAAATACATTATCGTCCACTGCATACGTCGTTAGTGCCTCTATTTTCTCAATATATCGTTTTGTTTCACCGTCGACGATGCGTTCCGCTACAACGTATAATGTATCGTTTTCTGCCTCTGTCACCACTTCACACTCGATGTATTTACCGTCCGTAACATAATGAGACCATCCATTAACTCTTTCTTCCGCAATATAGGTCATACATCGAATAACGCCATCATCGCCTACATAGCAAATAATACTATCGGGGTTCTGCATATACGTACTCTTACTGATGACTACATTCCGCAGGTTGTCCTTGGATAAAATGGATAAATCATTCCCTGAATACCCATCTCTTGTGTAATCATATGCCATATCACGTACGTTATTCCCTCGGTTTGTCACAAATACACACCGATTGCCAATATACTGTGGCTGTGTTGTCGACGTGCCAAATTGTGTTTGTATCCGTACCGACACTGTGCTAGGTGTTACCGTATTACTACCGCTAATAATCCATTCATTACCATCAGTAAGAATAATCAAATCCGTTGCTGGCACTAAATGATGAATGCTAAACAATTTACGATTGATAATGCTAAGTGTAATCGCACTATCATCCGTCAATGTGCCCGACGCTTTTTCAATGCCAAAATTCGGATAGTCTCCCGTCCGACTCATCCATATTTTATTTGGATATCTCTTCGTATTGGCAAATATCAAACGGTCCTGAAAGAACGCCGACATCTTAGGGTATCCCTGCGACACTCCAAAAGATCCAATCTGCCATAAATGTGTTTCCGTGTCTTTCGCTGGTTTTAAAATATACTCTATCTCCGCCTCGCGTGGAGAAATATACTTTTTAATACGGACAATCCCAAACGCCGTATGCGCATGAATTTTATATTCAAATGTATTTGTACCACTCGGTATATTCGTAATCACTCGACTTGTGGTATACGTGTTCGTAAACGTGCCACTATCAACGACGTTTGTATCATCTTTCGATTTATAGATTCGATAATCCAGCCACGTCTTTCCGTTATCCTCTGATGTTTGTAGCGTTACCGTACCCGTCCAGGTGCCATGTGTCGTTATCGACCACGCCAATTTCCCCTCATCAATTTCATAATCAGGTACCGTACTCGTGGCCGAAGCATCGCCATTAACCCGTTCATAAATTGCTCCACTTTTATTGTAAAAATTTTTATGGACTTCATCATGTCCAATCACTCTCTCATACGGTTTACTACTCTCGTTGTAATTTTGCATCGGCATCTTATGGAACACTTTGATTTGATTGCCTACCATGCCCTCATGGAAAAGGTCTACCGTCGCATAGATTTTACCGCCAGACACTTTAACGTTAGCCTCTGTATTAACATTAATATCTTCAAACGGCATCGGATTCAACACATATTCTCCTATCGTCCAATGCGCATCATCGATGCGCCGTAATGCTTGTACTGGTTTATTACCACTGCAAATAAACAGCACATCTGCCGATTGATTAAAGTTAAGTTGTGGAATATCTGCCTCGTCAAAGACCGTTTCTATCTCCACTATCATAGTGCCAAGCTTATATACGCGTAAGTATTTCACACCAAATTCCAGCAAAAACGATATATCACCTACCGTAGTAAATTCTTCTAGCCGTACAGGCTTGTCATTATATTTTACCGTCCCTATATATTGTGACCCTTGTCGTTTGCACACTGCACCAAAAGGACGAATCACCGCATTTTGCGCTAACAACAATGCGGACTTGTATTGCTCGATATCAACACGGCTATTCACCTCATCTGAAATTTCTCCACTCGTAAAAGCTGGTTGAATCGTATATAAAGGAGTTAATGCCATTATTCGCCACCTCGTACTTGTGCATATAAACTAGGGTACGTAATGTGTGACCTACGTTCTTTTGCCGTCAACGATTTAGCCTCTTCTAGAGCTGCCTGATACATCTTATAGTTGCGGTCCGCTACCCCTTCATTCCCTAATAAAGGAACTGCCAAGTTAGACGCCAATTTTCTTATAAAAGCTTCTAAAAACAAGCTGTCAAAAATATTACAATCAGTAACATCATAAATATAATCAATATAGGCTAACATAACATTAGAGGCAATCACTTTCGTATGATTATCAATGTTAAATACCTCGAACTCTTTTTGACGGAACGCATCAAACCCGTTTTGATGATCAAGAATCGCCAACATCTTTAAACACTTTTCAGGGTATAAATAGATATACTTGTATCCATTCACATTTGCATTGAGTAACGTTAGCTTTTCATGACGTCGAGCAAATGACCATTCATATTGTCTCAGTAATAATTTACGGGTGTTATCATAGTGTAATCTACATTGACGAGCGGATTCATTATTTGCCTCAAGCGTTGTAATCATACCTTGTCCAATATACGATAAGGCCGTATTACAAATATCTGTATGTGTCATCGTGTACCTCTCATCTTGCCATTAAAATAAGGGGCGGTACTACCACCCCTTACTATGTTATTCACCGCCAACGTCTCCATCATTTTCTTCTTGATGCGGTTCTTGATCTACAGGTGCAAACAATACGTCAAAGTATTCAGAATCACACGCTTTCTTTTGCCTTTCCGTAATCGTTACAGTGTCACCTTGTTTTACATAGCCTCCTGCAACTCCATAGGAATCGCATAACGCAATATATTTCATATGTTGCCTCCTAACGCACAATGCGAACATCCATGGCTACTGCGACAGTACATACACCACTGGTAGCATTCGTAATCTTAGCTTGTAAGTATTTCTTAGTACCGAACGGAATACGAGCAGCAAAATTAGATCCCGTTTCTGCTGCAAGCGTATACGTTCCTAAGGTTGTAGGAGATGACATATCCGCCTTATCTGATGTAATCAATGTCACTGTCGCAGCTCCTGATAGCACTTTTGTGACATTCCCTACAATAAAACATTGTTCATACGCGTCACCACCAACGGATACGATATCGCCAGTAGTTCCTTTTGCTAAATCAGCTTTATAAAAAAATGCATTCTCTTTATCTAAAATCATAGTATGTCTCCTTTACAATACTCTCCCACTCCCCATATAGGGAGTGGTGTATACATGATATGTTGTGATTATTTAACTTGTGCCTCTGTATTAATAAGAGCATCTACACGACGTACAGGAATACCATCAAATTCAGTAGTAATTTTGCCACCTTCGTTACCTTCAGTGATTTGGTATTTATGCGCTTCGTTCTTTTGCTTACGTAAGAAAGTACGGACATTACGATTCATATACCAGCAAGCGCGACCCGCATTTAAGTTTGGAATCAACTCCTCAGCGGAAGTCATTAGATCAATAAGATCAGCACCTGCAGAAGCATCTTTTGTCAATGCAGTTACGTCGATATTAGCAATACGAACAACATACCGCCAATCACGAACGGTAAGTCCTAAGTCCCATTTGTAGTGTGTTCTGTATCCTTCATAATTACCACCGTTAGCATCTTGAATGGTTACTTGCCCTTTGTCTTCATGTTTTAAACCTGCGGTAGATCCTTTTGGGAAAATACCATGTACTGTATTATTTCCCCATACAACAAGATAGATAGATGTAAGATTCTTAGTACCTTTTGCATCTAGTACATTCTTAGCAGTTTCCGCTTTCTTAACATCTAACGTATTATATCGTGGCGCTAACCCTACAAACTTTTCAGGGTCGATAGATGTATCACCGTAAAATAAAGTCTTGGCCATTTCTTGATTCATGGCTTCTAAGAATGCCATATCCTCTGACAAACGGAATGTATTCGTATTTCCGTTAAGGTCGGCCAACGCTTTATCTACTTCGGCGTATGCTTCTAACATGCCACATGTATCCGTAATTTGTGCAGTTTTTGATTTAGAAGGTTGTACCCCATAGTTAAGTAAGCGCCAAGTCGCTTGTGGTAAACCAGTCCGTATAGTTGTTTTGTTGCCTGTTGGTAAGTTCCCTTCTTTAACCACCATATCTGATAAGATTTCATTGTTTTCTGTCAGCAACTCCGCAATAGCCCCGATTTTTAAATCCTCTGTACGAGAGGCCACATCTAAAAGTGTAGGTCGTTGTTCTGCAATAATTCCCATAATTGTTTGTCTCCTTTGTTATTTACTACCACCATAAAGAATGTCGGCGGCCGTTTGTGCACCGCCAATGCCATGCGCGTTATGCCCTCTATCTTCGGATACCAATTGTCCGATTTTGGCAAAGATGCGAACGACTTCAACTCGGTTCCCCAAGCCATTTTCATTTAATACCTCGCGAATATTTGGAACAACGCGTTCAAGATATTCAACGGCAGCGCCACACTGGCTTAATGTATCATCAAATGATGCCCCCAATTCTTTCCGTGTGTGCTCTGCCCACTCTTGCGATTGTCTAACTGCCTGTTCTTGTTGATATGCTACCGCTTGTTGTGCAATCTGTTGCGCATATTCAACGCCGTATTTCGCAATAGCCGTTGCTTGTTCCTGTGTCGCTTTTACCGACTTTAACACCGTAGAAAAACTGGCAGCCGTTTCAGCATCTAATTGATCACCTACTGCATCAGAAAAATCATACTGTTCAGGTACTACTGGTGCTGTTGTATCACTAGAAGCCTCTGGATTTTCTCCATGGCCACCTTGCGTGTTTGTCTGTTGTGTTTCGTCTTGTGCGGGTTCAGTGCTATGTTGACCGCCTAATAAAGTATCATCTGCCATTATTCTTCCTCCTTCTTTCGATTAATCAATGTAATCCATTCAATCTGTTGATTTGCATATTCAAGTTCCGCTTGCTGCTTCAACCTTAATCCTTCCATGCCTAAGCTTTCAATTTGTTGCAATACATAAATACCAATTGCGCGCTTACCTTCTCGATAAAATGTTTCGCTATTCCCAGTAAACGACTTAGCATGAATACCTGTTGCATCTAACAAGCGAGTAATGAACCACCGTCCCGGCTCTGTAGCCAACATAGAGCGGATTGCTTGTTCATCCTTTTCTCGTTGCTTATGTCGCATTAACGCATTGTACTGTCTCTGTTCATCCGTTATATTTGCTTTCATCACATACCTAACCATTCTCGTAACGCAGGATTGCCATCATTCGCCGCCTCTGTGGCCACCTTCGCCGCCTGTGCCATTTGCGGTGCTGCCTGTGCCATTTGCATAGCCTGTTGTTGCTCCTGTTGTTGTTGCATTGCCTGTTGTTGTGCTTGCAGCACTTGTTGGAACTCTTCGTCAGACTTTAACATTGGTGCTGGAGCACCTAAGCTATTCGCATAAATATTGACTGCTTGTACTAGATCTAACTTACCCAAGATGGATTGGTCAAACTGTGCCGCATTGGCAACAAACCCTAATAACTGTTCAATGTTTGTTAAGCTACTCATTTTTTGCGCCTGTGCTAATGGACTAATATATTCGATTTTCACGTCTGCATCCACTAATTCTTCTGCTAACTCATCAGGCAATTCAGGGAATACCCCCGCTCTATCCAATATATTATAGGTACGTTCAATAATCGGATTTAACCATTCCGACAACAGCCGTTCAACAACGGGGCCTAATTGTTGTAATTTTTCTTGTGAACGTTCCATGACTTCTCGTGCCGTCATACGTCCACTGTCAATCTGGTCAATCATCAAAAACAAATCAGCAGAATAAAACCGCTTGATACGATCTTCTGTTTCTTTAATCTTGTTCATCAATGACGCCGTGTCTAACCGCACATCAAATAAAGGTTTAACCATCTCTCCTGTATCACTTTCCGTAATACCACCAGGAAATAAATTGACCTGCCCCATGATGCCACTCGGGGCTTGCATAGGTGGCTTAACCCCTAATTCAATAGCCATCAAATGGTCATATTCAAGTTTTTGAAGCATACGTGCGTCATCCAGTGCAAACCACGCTGCCCCTTTTCCGTACGCCTCATGGCCTACCACAGTATAACGCGCAACAGGAACGGGAAACTCTTCAAATCCGCCATCATATAATGCGCTATTCGTTTCTTGACCCTCTACCCAATACACGGAACGATACGGCATGTTGGAACGACCAATCTCGCCCAACGTCCTCTTACTATTTGGTTCAACTAACCAGTTCACCACAAACGTTTTACTGTAACTACTGTTCGATGTAAACGCAGTCACTACAGATTGTGAACATTGTTCCATTCCAAACTGTTCTACAATCTGTGAGGCGGTCATCCTAAACCGTCTAGCAAACGTGTTGATTTCCCCATTAGCGCCCGCTTCCATAGCATAAGTACCAATTGTATAGGGTACGTATCGCACACCGTACTTTTGGTCCGTAAAAATACCCATAGGAGCTTGCCCAAATGGAAGTTCCGTATAGCAGCTAAATGCTGTCGTGTAAAAGTTAGATTTAGCCAGCACAGCCTGTAAGATTTGTTGCCGTTCATCGAGTATCTTTGCCACATCACTATTAGCGGCCATCTGTGCGTTATCTAATGATAGCTTAAACCATTGACGGCTTGGCGGCGTTAATCCACTCATAACACCTGCAGCAAATATCTGACATGCTTCCCACGTAGTTGAATTGTATATCTTTCCCGTTTTATTCTTGGATAGATCTTCCTCGTCATCAAACAAACCGATGTGTGGCAACTCGTACTGTTTAATATCTTTCCAGGTCTTTTCGTATTTGTTTCGCTTTTGCATAAGCGAGCTAAACCGTTGCCGTAACTTTACATACGAATGAGTAACAAGCGTTTCCTTGTTTTGATGCGATTTTGACTTTCCTAATAATGTACTAGCCATAACCTGTTACCCCAATGTGCGTTTAGTATCTTGCCCTACACCGCCAAGAATTGTATTAGAAATTGTGGATTCAAAGCCTCGTTTCTTTTTCTTTTGACCTACTGCCATAGTATCTCCTGTTTGCCCACTGTCTGCCGTAGCTGTAGGCGTAGGGTCAGGAATCTTTATGGCGCCAGGATCTGGACGACCTCCACCAAATAAACCTCTACTCATCTTGCACACTCCTTTCTCTTAATCATACTAAAAAGGCTGATAGTCCGTATTGGCTACCAGCTTTCTATTACTTGTGGCACTTACTCCATTGTGCTTACGCACAGGCGTTGCGAATGTAAGTGCCGCTGCATCCGCTAAATCAGGAGAACGACCGCAACGCTCTTTCATTTTATCCTTTGACTCTAGCAAAATTCTTCCTTTTGCATCATATCCATATTCAGGCATAGCAAGTTCGGCGCATAACTCCTCATCATCGGGCAGTGAACCACCACCTCTAAGCCATTGCGCCATCGTATCCCACATCTCCGCTCGCCGATTCGTATATTTGTTATCTTTTAACGCCTTGCCGCCGAATGGTATTTCCGATACGCGATACCCAAGTTGTCGCAATCTATCGATTACGCCTTCACCGCGTCCTGCATCGATAAAGACCGCGTCAGGCTTATGATGGTCAATTTCACGCGCAATAATATCCGCCAAGCGCATATTATCGACACCGCTAAACACTAATGGTTTATGCATGGCCAATCCTTGTCGTCTTACAATGACTGACCTATCACTACCAAATCGAGCCACATCGACGCCCAATATAACGGGTGCGTGTAACATATCATTAGGTTTAACCACTGTGCTTTTAGCATCACTAATACTATCAATCGGTATCAGTACGTTAAACGCTGAAGCGGTAAAGTCGCAATACAACTCTTGCCGTATAGCATCCTCACTCATTGAAGCTTTCATATCGGCGATTTCATCATCGGGAATTAGCTTAGATTCGGATACGGTATACTTGCACGTGTACCAACTGGTATCGCTTATGCCTCGTTGATACATCTCATAAAATGCGTTTTGTCCCTTCGGTGTGCCGATAAATACCGCCCATCCATTACGATCTGATAATGACGGCCGTAATACTTCGTTCCACACTTCTGGCTTAAACTGTGCATATTCATCAAGTACAACTCCATCCCAATAGGCACCACGCAAACTATCTGGATTATCTGCCCCTTTTACATATATCCTTGCTCCTTGCCGATTCGTGTGCAATGTAGGCAATTCTACATATAATTCTGATTCGTTCACCATGCGATCAGGAATCACCGACGTGTAGTATTTTAGATATGCCCAAGCTATTTGTTTTGCCTGCACGCGGAACGGTGCAATATACGCATATTGCGGACTAGGTAGTCTACACATTAACGCCATCTTGATAAGATGGTTGACACTCCCGACCGTCTTTCCAAATCGTCGATGCGCAACAATCACTGAGAAGCGGTGCGTTTCAATCCCTTTATGTATTTCATGCTTCCAAATCGAGCGGGGCTTGTACGGAATTATCACAGTTTGATTACTCATCTTCCCATTTGAAAGCAATGTTAATTGCTCCTCCATCTTTACCAGTGACCTCTTGTCTCATTTTAGGTTTAAATGCGTCATCCGTCTTTTCCAAATACCATTTCGACACATCCAAATCCCCCTCATCAATCGCTTTGGCCACATTCACTTTAGCTCTAAATTTAGTTCGATGTTTCCAATGCTCAATCTTCTCGCATAACTCATCATTACCAGCCTTATATCTGTATAACGTAGCAGCGTTAATACCAGCATAATCACAAGCTTGCTCATTTGTCGCACCCACTGTAAATGCGTATTCTAATTTTTCAAGAACCGCTGCATCAATTTTTGGCGGTCGTCCTACCCGTTTTTTCGTCGTTTTTTTAGGCGGCCCTTTGGCCCTTGCTTTCGTTTTTTTCGTCTCCATAATCTCACATCCTTATCTTTCCTCACACATCTGTCAACTGTATTCACCGTATTTTATTCTTCTTTCGCATAGATATATTTGTTTTTATCATCAATATACTATATATTGTTATGATATCTTTTAAAAAACTACATCTTGTATGGAATGTTTATTTTATTTTTTATCTAAATTAAAAGCAACCTTATTTACAGTCCTACAATTGTTTTTTTTATAGTATAGTGATATGATGTTAGTGAGATGTTTAGACGTATAAAGGATGCTTTGAGTTACTAGCTACAACTCATTTTATTTCAAAACAAGTTTACTTGTTCCGTCTAATAAAAAAGGCCCTGATTTCAGGGCCTTTTTTATTTACATCTCAATGCTGGTTTAATTAATAAATAATGGTTATAATATAAACAGTGCGGGCCCGCCATAAATCTCATCAGAAATTTATGAAAGGAAAAGCTACTATGTCGAAAACATCTCAAAACGGGTCTAAACGTGGCACAAAGAAATTTGTTTCATATGTAACAGACCCTAAAACTGGTAAGCGCCGTTATGCTCGTGATTACGGCAAACGCGCCTTTGTTATTTACGTTTAGTATATAACGTACCATTAACTTTCATCCTATTGCGATCGCACTACCTTATAGGAGTAGCTAACCTATAACAAAAAGTCCTTGCCGAAGCAGGGGCTTTTTGCTTTTGTACTCTAGGTATTCACTGTTTCACGATATATTTATCTGCTTTAAAAAACTAACTGCACAGCCTTCATGGTAAAACGCACAAATGAGGTGTCGCGAACCTCATGTAAAAAGAGACCTTTCATAGGTCTCTTTTTTTTACTTTCCAACTTTTCACACATACACTATATCACAGACCCATACTCTCATTCTCTCTCATCTTTATAATTTTTAGATTGATACGCTTGCAACGCTTTGCCATGGATTCTATATACATGCTGTATAGAGTATCCCATATCATCCGCCACTTGTTCCCAATTCTTCTGTAGCACGTAATATTCAATCAGTACAGCTCGCAACACATAACTATCAATGTTAGCTATTTTTTGTCGTATTTCAGTACGCAAATTAATTAGCTGGTCCCATTCTCTGTTTGCTTTATCAAGCAGTTCAGTCAAGATTGCAATCTTGTCTGCTATGTCTTGATGAGAGCCGCCCGACACTCGTTCTGCACTGTAATCAACTGCGTGTACAGAATAAATATCTGCTCTGCATCGTGCGATTTCTAGTTCTGTGCTGCGTAAAGCTTTATCTATTTGCCTGATCTGTATTAGCTCTTCTTTTGCTGTCACTGAAACACCTCCATTACATAATTTTATGCGGACATTCACCGTATTCGCATTAGCTCCCTCTTAAACCATTCAGCCTTTTCGATGTCTTCTACAATTTTCTGCGGATTCTTCAATCCTGCTCTCATTCTGTATTTAATTAAGTTACCTTTGCACCAGCCATTGTATTCTTCTTCTGTCAACAACATACGAACGATTTCTTTTGCTTCTAACCCGTCCCACACTTCATAATGCTTCGGATGATTGACTACATCAACCGCCATGTTTTCATCTGCAGCAACGTTTCCATTTTCTTCTGTACAATTTATCTTCAAATCGTTTTCACCGTCCTTCTTGCCAGCAAATTTTGATTTTTTAGACTGATATTGGTCTCGTTTTATTCTTCTGTTTCCCTCTTCATAGCATTCTTGCGAACAATATTTCTTGTTATATAGCTTCGTAGTAAACGTATTTCCACAAATCGGACAACATCTTACATATCCTTTTTTCTCTGATTTAGCAGTTTCTAACTGCTTTTCATATGCATCTTTACAAGAATCACAATACATATAATTTCCCGTCGATGTAGTAAATTTCTTACCGCACCGTTGACATTTCTTTTCCATAGTTATTCCTCCTTATATTTATCGATACGGGCTTTCAGGGAAGATAATAAATAACTTTGTGCTTCTTCTTTTAAGCCTATGGCCTTTAGTAAATCCTCATCCCGCGTACCTTCGCATATTAAATGATGAATAATTACCTTTTCTTTCTGCCCTTGTCGATGTAGTCGTTTATTCGCTTGTTGATACAACTCTAAAGACCAGTTAAGCCCAAACCAGATAACGTGATTTCCGCCATCCTGTAAATTAAGACCATAAGCAGCAGAGGCAGGATGGGCTAATAGAATATCAATCTTTCCATCATTCCACGCCATTTCTTCTTTGGCACCCGTTAACTTTTCAACTCGTAGCTTCGTATTAGCTAGGGCTTTTTCTAATCGATATAGGTCATGCTGAAAGTTATAAAATACTAATGCATGTTTCCCATTTAGCTGTTCAACCAACTCCATGAAAGCTTCTATCTTACAATTATGAATTTCATGTACATGCCTATCCTCATCATAAACTGCCCCATTAGCTAACTGTTGTAACTTATTCGACAAAGCCGCTGCACTAGCAGCATCAATATATTCTGCATTCTCCACTTCAAGAACCATAGTACGTTCTAGCTCTCGATACGCCTTTTCAGCTTTACTCTCTAGTACAATAGGGATTTCATCAATAACCACATCGGGTAATTCCAAATAATCCTCCGACTTCATAGAAATACAAATATCAGATATCGCATTACTAATAGCTTGGCTAGCACCTTTTTTAAGATCATAGGAATAAATCACATGTCCATCTGTCTTACCTGGATTGAAATATCTATCACGAAATGCATAATAACTTCTTCCCAATCGTGCGCCTTGATCTAACAAATATACTTGTGCCCATAAATCGCCTAACCCATTTGGTGAAGGTGTGCCCGTCAACCCTATCATGCGTTTAATATGTGGTCTAATCGCTTTTAAGGATTTGAATCGTTTAGCACTATGACTTTTAAAACTACTCATCTCATCAATAACTACCATGTCAAACGGCCAAGCGTTCTTGTAGTAATCGACTAACCAACTTACATTTTCACGATTAATGATATAGATGTCAGCGGGCGTGCACAATGCCTTAATTCTCTTTTGTAGTCCCCCTAGCACGCTAGAAACTCGTAAATGGGATATTCCGTCCCATTTTTCTATCTCTCGTTGCCAGGTAGCCTCCGCCACTTTCTTAGGTGCTATCACGAGAACCTTACCGACGATAAACCGCCCATACTTTAATTCATTGATAGCATGTAATGTGATTGCTGTCTTACCTAACCCCATATCTAGGAAAAGGCCCAACGCTGGCGTATCCAAGATACGATGTAGACAGTAATCTTGGTATTTATGGGGTATGAATTTCATTCGCTATCTCCTTCAAATACCGATCGACTTCCTCCGCACCGTATAATACGGATACATGTTGATCTAATTTAGCAAGCCGTTCTATTTGTACTATCTGACTTTTAGACAGTCTTCCTCTCTCCGTTTTAAGTTCTACAAACTCAACATGGCCACCTGGAAGAACGACCACCCTGTCTGGCACACCTATGTTTCCAGGTGACACCCATTTATACGCTCGACCGCCCAAGGCTTTTACCCCTTTCACTAAACGAGCCTCGATCTGTTTCTCTAACACGAAATGATCCACAACTCCTTTCTAAAAGTTATCCACAGGCCAATTATATGGTTGAAACATTTTCTATACTATCTATATAGAGATATTAGAATTAGGTAGATTAGGTAGAGTATATATCGCCTAATTACCTAATTCTATACCTAATATAAGAGAGAATGTTTAAAACGTTTACAACTACTATAAAGCCTTATAATTACTGTATTTATAGCCAAACATTCTTTGTAACATTTGCGTGATTTGTAAACATTCTCAAATAAAAATATAATTGAGAATGTTTACAAAATCATGAATGTTTACGGCTTTTTTAGTAGAATGTTTACACCTATTTTTCAGACTTATCCACAGGTTTACCTTTCATCTTAAACCCTCTTTGGGTACCGTAAGGTCCAAATCTACCCGTCGTAATCCTCTCTAAACTATCCATATTGGCCAAGATTTGGTTGATCTCTCTAGCATCTGATTTTTTCATGTAGTTCGGATGACCGCCAAAGCACTCTACCCACACCTCAATAGCACACACCCTGTCACGAGGTACGAGAACTGCGTTATTAATCAGCATAGTACCCGCCCAAAATTGTCGGCGCATATCGATAGAAAGGTCAGCATAATTGCTAGGCACTGGCTTTTCTATAAAATCATACATCATACCTTCTTTGATAGACGCTTCGCGGTGTGCCTCTTGGGCGCTCTCTGCTAACGCTTTCAATTCGTCGGTTTCCATATATAACGCTTCGCCTATGTAGTAGTATTGAAGAGCTTCTGCCCACAACTGGTCAACTTCGCCCTCTAAGGTATCCCACACGCTCTTGCAAGGTTGGACCACGCCAACTTCGATTGGCCAAAAACGCCTATTCCCCGTAAGATCACGTAATACCTCATGATCGTTAGACGTGCCCCAGAAAGTACACTTACGGGGATATCGTGCAGTCCGTCTACCATAGGCTTGGCGGTAGATATCATCACATTTCGATAAGAACTGCTTAACAACGTTCATCTCCGACTTGGAATAAGACGCCATTTCTGCTAACTCATTAATCCATATTCCCTGAATCATTTCGGCAGCATCCTTACCATCAAAAGACTGTAAGGAATCACTGAACCAGTTAATACCGATTGTTCGTAGAAAGGTCGATTTGCCAAACCCTTGAGGGCCAATCAGAATAGGTACATAGTCCCATTTAGTGCCTGGCTCATAGACACGGGCCACGGCCGCTACAAAAGCCTTTCTAGCGACGGCTCTTGTATAAGGCGTATCTTCTGTTCCTAAATAATCAACTAACACCGTATCCAGCCTAGGCGTATGATCCCAATCAAGGCTATCCAGATAATCTCGTACACGATTGACCTTATTCTGCTGGGCTACTAAGGTGACAGCATTCATAATCTTAGTATCTCCCGTAATGTCGAATTTATCTTCCAGATACCATTTAATACCAGCATCATCGCTATCATCCCACAGACGTTCACTTAGCGTAGGATTCCAAGGCAATGCGCCCATAGCAAGGCCGCGTACAGAAAATTCATCCAGTACAATTTTTCCCGTTAAGACAGGGTCAAAATTAAGAATACGAAGAATGTTATCTATCGTAGGGCGAACCTTACCATTCTCGTTTCGTTTTAGTTCAGCGTGCTTTTGCCAGTCGAGAGACGTCTCCGCTTTCAATTCGATAGCACAATCAGAACGATGCGTGCCGACCATTTCGAACACGTCACTCGCCTTCATACGGTCTTTTTCGAGTTCAATAGCGACAGCCTCGTCACCTCTGGCTAGCTTACACATTTCAAGATAAGACGGAACACGGTTAATAGGCGTACCGTCTTTAACTTCGACATCTAAATCACCGAAACGATGTAAGCGAACAAGGTCAAAGGCGTTCACTAACGTATGACATATGGGGTCTGTAGCGTGGTTAGAGTAAAGGAACAAACCATTATCATATACCACAGCCCCCGCTACCGTTGTGCCCCCCGTATAGGTAAAACGATCGTCTTTATCAGTAGGTTCGTACGCATGAGGAATAAATTTCTCCATCGCTTCTTCAACACGATATAGCCTGCAGAAGGCGCCGACTATACCTTTCTTTGTCGTGGGGTCTTCCGCCTTAGCTCGTGCTACTCTAGGCCCATCTTCGACACCTGGAATAATAGGCCATGCACTAACATCATGCCAATCCTCATAAAGACCTAGCATACCATCCGCCGACACAAACAACCTATCATCGTATTCGAATACATATTGACTATCTTTCGAGCACGACGGCCAATACATAAGCCGAGACGCTTCAAACGTCGTCGCATCGCATGCTGCCATATCGATAGCCGAGGCGATCTTACGAGCAATAGGCTCATATTCGTCCGCCGATACAGCCCGATCTAATGGGATAACGATACGAAGCCTAGGGTAGTGTTCCGCGTGGGAGCGTGTCGAGTAGATAGCATACGCACACCCAAGCGCTGCCACCTTACGGATAATATCGTTAGTACCACCAGCAGGGATTGTATCGAGATCCAAGGTAATCAGATCACGACTGAGAACCTCCGAGGACTTACGGCGACTACCTTTGAGTGCGCCACCTACAAAACCACCTACATCCTTTAGCTTAGCCTTATCAGCTTTCGATAGGCGACTATACGCTTCAAAAGTTTCAATGGTGCGAATCGGTGTGCGGAGCCTATCCACGAGTTCCGACCACATGAGATCTGACCGTTGCCAGTCAGTGGATAGTCGGCTCTTGCCGATAGATACAGTGAGTAGTCTATCGTTTTGCAATGATAGCCCCCCCTTTCTAATCTTTCATATAATACGGACTCGTAAATCCCGCAGCGTTGAGCAGTAGCCCCTCCGCCCATGACGGCGTTTGGCACATAATACTATTAACGTGGTCAAGTCCTTTTTCTTTTAGATCACATGTCGGCACTTCTAATACCACCTCATCATGGATATGCATTAAGAGTCGATAACCTTCTGCGTTAAGCCGTTCAATCGCTTCTGCTAGGCAATCACGAGCAACGGCTTGGGTAATATTTTCAACGAGCTTACCGCCATAGGTTGATAATGTGCACCACCGCCCCACAGTAAGTCCTTTATAATGGATCGCTTCCCTGTCAAACTTATTCACCTGTAAATGAGGTTCAGGGTAATATAGCTTTCGTCCGCTAGGTAATTCTATCGTTAAGAATGTGAGTCCATATACGGGGTCACATTCCTTTCTAAAAGTAATACCGTACTGTAGGTGGACTATCTCCGCATCTCGGACAGCACGAATGGCAGCGTCTTCACAAGCGTACCAAAAATTACGAATATGAGGAGACGCCGTGCGCCACTTAGCGACGATGTCAGGCAGCTCTTCTTCCGTAAGCCCCATTTTAAGCGCCCCCATAGCAATCAGCGCATTAGGCCCCCCTTGATAACCCAGGGCGAGCTCGGCCACTTTGCCTTTTTGTCGTAAGTGGCCATTGACCCCATGCTTTTCTACAGGCACGTGGAACATAGCGGATGCCGATGCGCAATAAATATCCCCGCCATTCGCAAATACCGCTTGTCGCCATTGTTCGCCCGATAGCCACGCAATTACCCGTGCCTCGATAGCGGAAAAGTCAGTCACAACAAGCGAGTAGCCTTCTGGTGCTATAAAAGTAGTTCGTATGAGTTGAGACAGCGTATCCGATACATCTCCATACAGAATAGATACCCCTAAGCGGTCACCAGCTTTAACCCTGTTTCGTGCTACATCGAGAGGCTCGATATAATTTCTAGGTAAATTCTGTACTTGTACGAGTCGCCCCGCCCATCGTCCAGTACGGTTGGCTCCGTAAAATTGAAGCAATCCACGCACACGACTATCCGTGCACATAGCGGACACCATAGCTTTATACTTAGTTACAGAAGACTTAGCCAACTTGCTTCTAATCGACAAAACAGTCTTAGCCGTATCGTCGGCCATACCAAGTGCATCCGCAACGCTAGTCTTAGTCAACGAATCCATAGACACGTTAGTATTATCGTTGAGCCAAGCGAGCAGTTGATTACGACTGTTAGGGTTATCTAACCCCGTTAACGCAATAGCCTTATTGGTAAGCTCCGTCTTCTCTTCATCATCAATGGCCAAAGCCCCGTTAATGAGATCTGTATCGACGGCAATCCCTCGTAGGTTCATCTTATAATCTGTTACCCACTGCGCTTGTACAAAATCAGGTACAGGAAAAGCGGAAAGCCGTTTATAATCTTCCATTTCTGTTACCACATCCTGCACACAGTACGCTTTGAACAGATTCCATTTATCCACGTCATGATGCGGAAGATTTCTTGTTCGTTGTCCATTGGATCTAGTAGCTTTACACGGAACACAAAAATAGCGAATAAGCGCTTTACCCGTTGCTAATTTCTTTTTATCGTCTGGAATATGTAAGGCCTTACCTAATGCAGCAAGCCCCGCAGGGTAGCCAAGGTATAGGCCATGAAGCATAGTGCATCGCCATTGATCAACTGACGTAGCATAGCCCGCCTTGGTCAAACAAGTAATTTCAAACGCAGCATTATACGCATGCTTGATGACAGATGCATCATTTAATGCGTTGATTATCTCCTGTGGGAGCGTTTCCCCATTTGCGAGGTCAACGATCTGTACAGGGCCAAAATCAACACTGTACGCGAACAATAATATGTCAAAATTAGGGGTGTCCACATATTTGAATCCCCCTCCTTTGACTATATCATTGTCCGAGAACGTTTCAATGTCCACGGACAAATGTTTCATGACCGCCTCCTAAAATGGATCCGCAGGAGCTCCCACAGCACTGAACACAGAAGAAGCAGAAGGAGCGCTACCACCAAAGGACTCGCCATCCGCTACTTTTTGTACAGGACCAAGACCTGCAGCAATACCTTTTTTGCCCGAGTACAAATACGGATAGAAATTCACCGCCACATTATAGTAAGCGCCAGAGTACACCTCAGTAGGGGACAAGATTTTTTGCATTTGCCTGTTTACCACTTCAATCGGTAATTTAGACGATGCCGTAAATACCCAGTGTCCTTTACATTCAGCCCCAAACGGTTCACCGTTCGCTTTAAGCCCATCACCATCATGGACAGGGTGAGGAACCTGTACAGGTGCTACGCCATTCCATTTTTGCGCTTTTCCTTGTTCAACTGCAGCAGCAATAGCCGCATCAAGTTGAGCCTTGCCTGCTGTATCTGTTTTAGGCAAAAGAATTGTCATTGAATACTTAGCATCTTGCCCTGGTTGCGCTGCGTAAGGTTCCATAATATGAACATAAGAACCGCGAATGTTTTGAAGTACGATGTTTGTTACCATGATGTTATTCTCCTTTAACTACTGTAAATACGTCAGAAGCAGATTGTTGATTAGTGATTGACTCCCGTTTATCGGATACGGGAACCAATGTTGGTTTCCCTTCTGATTTAATAATGTAATCGCCTACTAAGGCGTTAAATTCTTTCTGGCCAACAACTTTTTCAGCTTTGGCCAACGTTAGCGGCGTACGCTCATATAATATAGCCTCATCGATACCGTTCCGCATCAGCACGTTGAACGCTTCGTCCATATCCGTAAAAGAACGAGTGCTACGACCAGCTACAGCTTTATACCCGTTAACGTCTTCACCGTTAAGGCATTTCGTAAGTGCCAATTCCTTGATCTCTTTCATCCACTTATCCATACCCTCTGTTAGTCCGATGTACCCCGCTAGATCATCGTTCGTCATAAGCCGTGGGTCGTGTCTAGGCATGCGAGCAACTTTAGCATAGTGTTCCGCCCGTGCCTTACATTCAACTTTTGCATTACAAAATCGGCACCAGTCCCCTGCCTTACATGCAATAGCCCCCTCAAAGGCCTCTTGCGCAATAGGCTTAATGGACTCTCCCCACGCACGGAGATCATCCGCTGTAGTTGCCCACTCACTAATATTGTTCAGCCTAGGCTGTACGATAGTGAGTTTGACCTTAGTAATACCCCCATAGATAAGTGCGTAATCGTGCATAGCACCTAGGGCATAAAGTTTCATCTGCGGGTTATCCTCGGCATCAACCGCTACACCTTTACCATACTTAAAATCAACCACATGAAGTTCGTCGCCTAAAAAGATAAGGCAGTCCGCCGTACCAAACCCCTCTGGTACATACTCTGAAAAGTCGACCCGTTTCTCGGCCACAATGAAAGGTGCTACCGCAACGGAGAGCGCCACCTGATTTACGTAATCAAGGTAGGTGTCCGTATGGCGCATCGCTTCCTTTTTCCACTCTTCTTTCTCGGCCGTATCGGTTAATTTATTGATACGACGAGTACAGGTAGCCTTTGTAATATCCCCTTTGTAGGCCAGCACCTTTTGTTCTGCGATAGCGTGAGCGTACGATCCCTCTCTAGCAAAATCCGACGTCGTATCAGGGAACATTTCACATAACGAAACACTTCCAGGACAGTGAAGCCATCGATAAGCACTGCTCGCTGATAATTTTGCATGAGCTGTCATATGTGTGCCCCCATTTCTCTAAGTTTAACGACCAAAGCAGGATAATGCTCCTTGCCTAAGAATGAAATCGACTGCGCCCCAAAACTCTGTACAAGAGCGGATAGTTCAGCTTGTTTCCCTTGGTCAAGCAGTGGGCCACACGCTGCCATAATTTCTTCAAGCTTATACGTAGGTGGTTCAGCCGTTGGAAGTCCAGTAGTAGCTGTTACCATTTCTTCTACAGGGCTAGGCGCTTCAACCGCTGGCGTAGCTGGTGCTTCAATGGCAGGTGCTGTTGTTACTAAATCGCCATCGTTAGTATCAGAAAAACGGGTACCTACTACCTTTTCTGCTAAGCCTTGAATTTCTTTTGTGATTTGTTCTGCTGAATCAGCAGTAATCTTTATTTCAATCATTGCGTTTCTTCCTTTCGGTCTGATAATATGATATACTTTTGGTGGATATATGATTGAGTCTCCTTTTACAAGGGGGCTCTTTTTTTCTACTTGCAATATAATCACGTCCTTTCACTTAATAACGGTACAGTGTGATAACTTGGCCAGGGCGAATCACTACGCCACTCATACCGTTAATCTTTTTCACGTTAAATACATACTCACGAATATCTACATCATTTGATACGTTTTCTTCAGCAATACTCCACAACGTATCCCCCGCTTTTACCGTATAGTCATAACGGATTTGATACTTAGGGGTACTAAGTGTATGCATAGCAAAACCAGCCAGTGCCACCACCACTACGATTATCCCTACTAGCAATGCCCCCTTTTTCATCGGATACCTCCTATACATTTTTAAGAATAAGTCGGATTTCTTGACCGACCTCTAGGCGGTCTTTGAAAGTTTCAGCAGCCCTAAAATCTTCCATGTAGACCTGTACCATCTCTTGATAGATTTGGGCTTTTACTGTTAAAGGTTTTTCTAGGTTTTCACGCCAAGGCTTTACGACGAGCACCTCGCCATCTTCGCCTTGCATAATAAATCCCCGTTGCCCCATTCGATATTTCATCGTCCGAATCGCACTTTCTGATACATCTAACGCCTCCGCTGCTTCAGAAATTAGTACATGTGGATTGTCCACATACAAGTTGTACAACTGTTCCATTTTAGAATTTTTCATAGCACCATTTCCTTTCCTAACTTGTCCCGCATGAAATCTTGTAACGCTTTCGGATAAATCCGATACGCATACCGCCTCTTTCCTTCTGCCTTACTGGCTACCCCGAATGGGTACTTATCCTGCCGTAATCCGACACGTAAGAAGTCAATGTCCCAACCTAACATCTTTGCTGCTTGAGCTACCGTAATGTTTTCCATAACTAAACTCCTTTCTTTGATTTGTTGTTTACTAAAAGTAGACTAAAAAGGCAAACGAATATCATCAATAGTAACTGAATACAAATTACAAAGTTCTTTCAAATTACCTAGGTCAATCTCTGTTCTTCCATTTTCCCAGTTATTAATAGTATTTTTAGATTTTTTTAACGCTATAGCAACATCTTCTTGCGATAGATTCGCATTCGCTCTAGCGGCTTTTAACGATATTTTTAACCTGCTCAATATTATCACCTCCGTTTCACAATTCATATTTTAGTTTACTTTTAGTAGAATGTCAATACCAAAAGTAGAATTTTTTTGATTTTAGTATTGCTTTTGTTTACTTTAAGTATTAATATGTATTTAAGAATACTAGCTTATAAAAGAAAGGAGTATTTTTATGACAACAGACTTTAAAAAAGTATTTGCTAAAAATTTAAGCAACCTACTTTCTATAAATAAAAAAACACAAACTGATTTAGTAAATGATTTAAAGCTAAATAAATCCACTGTATCAACATGGATAAATGCAACTAAAATGCCAAGAATGAATAAAGTTGAACAATTAGCTAGCTATTTTGGAGTTGAAAAATCAGATTTAATAGAAGATTCATCATTATCAAGACATGCTGTTAGCACCGACACTATCAACTTTCACCCCCGTGTGGGCGTAAAAATACCAATTCTCGGTGAAGTCGTCGCAGGTACACCGATTAGTGCCATAGAAGACATATTGGGATATGAAGAAATCACGCCCGAAATGGCAGCCACGGGAGACTATTTTTGTTTGAAAGTAAAGGGTGCAAGCATGGAACCGCAATTATTCGAAGGTGATATATTAGTCATTCGCCAACAGCTCGATGTCGATTCCAACGAGATTGCAGTCGTTCTTGTAAATGGTGACGAAGCCACAGTAAAACAAATAAAAAAAGCCACGTCGGGTATCACCTTAATCGGCTACAACGTGGCTGTATATCCCCCTCGATTTTATTCAAACCAAGAAATACAAGACCTACCTGTTACTATTGTCGGTAAAGTTGTTGAGCTGCGTAGGCCGTTTTGATATAAACTAGCCTTTCAAGTCTTGAAGTGTTAAAAATTAGTGAATAGCGTATGAAAACAGTGGCACCTAACTTCTAACCATTTCGCTGACATGGGCGGAATGGTTGAAATTGGGATTCCCAATGGCTTAGAGTTCCTAAAATTTAAATAAAGTTTAAGTTTTGCATACTAGTCATACACTCCCTAAAAATATTGACAAGTTAATAGAAGAGAACGTATAATAAAAGTACAAATTGGGCTTGATTCCCAAAAAACAATTTATACTTTGTCAGCAATGACAAAAAGCAAAAAGACGTTCTCTAAATGAACGTCTTTTTTGTTTTGATTTAACTCAATTATATATAAAAATGATTTACTTACACTACGATAGCAAAAAGAAAAAAGTCCCTAAGAAGAAATCGACCAAGAAATCTAACAACTAGGGACTTAAGTACAGGCGGAGGCGAAAGCCTCCCCACCTGTATGTATTATACCATAAAGGAGACATACTATGAAACGATATTTACCAATGATTGTATTAGCAATTGCTATGACTTTTATTTTTGATTGGAACAAGCATATGATTGAAGTTGCCATTTTCTATGCCGTTTGGGGCTTTATCATGGGAAGGATGTGGAAATAGTGAATGTACTTCATGAGGTCTTAACATTAAAAGAAGCAGCCGAACTTTGGCATGTTTCCGCCAACACATTAAAACAAAAATGTATCGGTAGGGTAAAGGGGGATTTGGCTTTCACTAAAGAAGAATGTCGCCAATCAGGTAAGACGTGGCTTGTTACGCGTGCCTCTATGGTTAGATTGTACGGTGAAGAGCCTAAACCAATATGAAGTAAATGATTATATTTTTTTATAGTCCAGTATATCCCATTTTATTGGACTATATTTCTTAATAGTCCAATATACATAAAAAATTTAGACAAAACAAATAAGCCATTAGAACTATATAAACATAATCCTTCATCTCAAAAATATAAGTTTTTTTGAGTTATCCACAACTCATAGAATAGAAAACAGTACACATGAAAGGAGCTGATGATATATGAGACGTGCTAACGGTACAGGATCCGTATACAAACGATCTGATAAGAAACGACGTAAGCCGTATATCGCAGTAATTACGATTGGCACTAACCAGGAGACAGGCAAGCCGATTAGAAAATCACTAGGGAGTTTCGAGAAGGCTACAGAAGCGCGTAGAGCTATAGATCAGTACACCGCAAATCCTCAACAATTTATGGCCAAAGATATTACCTTCGGCAAGATGTGGGATTTAATGATTAAACAGAAGGAGAACCTCGGAGTCTCCAGTGCAGCTAATTATAACATGACAAAAAATCGTTGTGGCCATATTTGGAATATACCGATACAAAACCTAAAACTGATACACCTACAAGACATCGTAGATACGTGTGGCCTATCGTCCGCCAGTAAGCGCCAAATGAAAGTCACATTGAACGCCGTGTTTAGCTTAGCCTACGCAAACGACTATATCCAAAAGAACTACGCGGAGTTGATTCAGCTTCCCACATTAGAGAAATCTAACATACATAAGCCGTTCACTTCGGAGGAGATGCAAATTCTATGGCAGCATACGGATATAGATGTGGTATGCATGAACCTCTGCTACTGCTACACAGGGGCAAGGCCGATTGAGCTGATGGAAATGCGCGTGGAGAATGTCAATCTAACGGAACGCTATATGGTTGGCGGGGTAAAAACCGCAGCGGGCAAAAATAGAAAAATTCCAATTGCTGACTGTATATACCCATTTATTAAACGCTGGTACGAGGCCAAACGATTTCAAAGAAGATTCCTATTCCCTATCAACACCGCTTCAACGATGCGATATCAAATGGCCAAGATATGGCCAGAGATTGGAATCGGACCACACAGGGCCCATGACGGGCGCCATACCTTTATCACACTAGCGAGCAATTATGAAGTTGAAGAAGTATTAGTAAAGCGTATCGTAGGACACTCACAGGGTCGCAACGTCACACAAGATGTCTACACCCACAAGACACAAGACCAGTTATTAAGAGCCGTAAATTCTCTACCATTTGGCCCTGAAATGGTCATTGATCCACATGAAAAAGTGGTAGCAACCGCACGCAAAAAAGCATGA